GATAAATCGTCTACTCCTCTACGTATTTCAATAATACCATCTTTATAAAGACCACCGTCTTCAGCATAACGAACCTGAACACGACTAGAATCAAGGCTTGTAGGCCTTACAAATTTAGGGTCGAAGGTTTGGCCATTGTCGTGAGAAATATAATCCGTTACAGTATGAATATTTTTAAAGTTGTCAGCATAGACATCCTTATAAGCTGTTCCAGGAGGGCATAAAATCTGCATTTCTGTATATTGACCAGGATTCGTAGCCTGAGCAACTCTTGCTTTATAGACTTTATAGCCGTCTAATTCGAGCAAATATAATGCCTGGTTCATCTTCTCTTCCGAGATATTCAATTCTCTTTCGACACCTTTACCTACATCAAGCATACCTTTTTCGCCAACTTGTGTTTTTAGCCAAGCTGCAGCATTACGAGATTCATTCATTCTCATAGCAGCTTCTTGATTTAAAAGTGATCTGACAGAAGAATCGTTTTCAAAGCCCATTTCATCAGCAATTTGCTTTAAAGATAAACCTTGATCTCTTAACTCATTAGCTTTTTTAACCATGTCATAACGACGTTCATCTTTAGCTAGCGAATATTGTGTTCTGAAATTCGTTGTTGATAAACCAAATTCTTTAGCTATCTCTGTGTCGCTAAGACCTTCTTTTCTCAGCCTATTGATTTCAGCTAAGAATTTATCTCTACTATCATATGAATGTTGGTCATTGCCTCCACCCCATCTAAACCATTTTTCATGTTGATAAGGTACATCGCCTGAACCCCAAGGATAGCGACCAGAGTGTCTTTTAGTGCCATAATGCATAATATAGTCGCTTTCAAGCTCTATTAATGCATCGTCATAAAGTTCCATGATACTAAATCTCCTCTGTTTTTAATTTTTCGATGATTTTATCAGACGTAATGATTTTGTCCATTATTGGGGCAATGTCCGCAACAGTTGGATTGAAATATAATATTTCGTTGTTCTGATAAATTCTTAACTCCATTTCTATGTCTGCTGGCTTCTTGCCATATTCGAGGCAAAAGAGAGCAGCATAAATTTCTAGTTGCTCCATGTGAGCTGGTATTACACCAGTCTTCAAATCGTGGATTCTTAAAAAGTTGTTTCTAAAACAAATAGCATCTGTAGTGCCAAAGCAATTTTCAGAGTAATATAATGGTTGCTCTGGAGTCATCTTAAACCCAATAGCATCATTAACATACATATTAAGAGTCTTATTGGATTTAGGTAGCTTTTGGCCAAGTTTAATACAGGATGCAGCAAACTCGTGTAATTCGGTTCCTTTTTCTACAGCAATATAATTGCGATAGGATTCGACTAGCTTGTCTGGATCATAGTTAATCCAATGATACTTGCTAGCTCCAAGAAACGCATGCTTATCCTTTAAGTTGGAATGATTGTTGAAGTTCATTCAATACTTCCTCCTTGTTTTCAGGATAGATAAAACGCGAGAATGACATGTCATTCATTTTAGCAATATAATATTCTTGGTTTGGCTGATGGGAAGCATCCTGTGCGTTTTTACATTCTAGAGTTGCCCATCTATCTCTAAAAAAGACAGTCAAATCAGGCAACCCTTGAATGTAGTTAGGATCATTCTTTAAAACCATACAACCAGGAAATCGTTCTTTAATCTCTTTAATGAGATCTGCTTGAAATTTACTTTCTAACATAGTAAGTCTCCTTTCATCAATTCCTACTATCTAGAAAATATAATTACTTTTCATCTTTATTAGATGCTTCTTTCAAAGCTGCGTTATACTTAGCAGCGAAGATTTCAAGAATAGCAGCTAATAAAGTAGCAACGATACCAATAGTGTCTTGGGCTTTACTACCCCAGTTCCAGCCGTATGTTGCACAAAGGCCAACAACAGCAATACCGAGTGCTGGTAGGAATCTCTGGATTTTACTTAATAAATCGTATACTTTGTCTGACATAAATATAATCTCCTTTTAATAAAAATGAAGAGGGAATGAAACGCGTGTTTTAGCCGACGTTTTCTTCCTTTTCTCTCATAAAATAGGATGCGATTTTCGCGCGCATCGATTTGCTATAAAAATAGTGTCAAAATACTTGCTGGCCAAATGCCCACTTTTTTTTCAACTCTTTTAAATATTAAAAATTTTTTTTCGCGTATAATAAGAAAAAAAAGTGGGCAAGTGGGCAAAAACCCCGCAAACCAGCTCTACAAGCCACTTTGCGCCTGGCCACTTTTCAAAAATATTTGGCCAATTGCCCACTTTTTTTGGCCAATTTGCGATTTTTTGCCAATTTTTGCCTCCAAAATTTTTAAGCGTTTTTAGACCCTTAAAAAAAGTGGGCAGAAACTGGGCAAATATAATCACTTTTTCTTACTGTATACAAAGCGACCTTTCTCCTTTTTACAGAAGTGATCGAGGTATACGTACGAATCCTCTTCGGCCTTCCAGTCCTTTTTTGCCTTATCGTACTGTGTTCTAGCATTAATATAATCCGGGCAAGTAGAGTGACAACCGGATTCTCTAGCGTTACAATTCTTGCAACATTTAGTGTCCATTACTGGAGCAGCTTTAGATTGTCTTTTCATTTTGTTCCTCTTTCATAGCTCGTTCTAAATAGTTTTTCATGTTCTTACAAAGATTGTTGTTTTTACATTGAATATAATACACTCTTTTTTCGCTGAATGTTGGCTCGGAACGTTGCACAATTTTAACGTCAAAGTGATTACAATCTTCGCAATAAGGCTCTAAATTAAGCTTTATCATTTGTACTGTTTTTAGGCTCTGCTTTGAAGCAATAGCCGTTTACGTCCGTAACCGTATTAAACCACATTTTACAAATTGTTCTGCCTTGGTAATCTCCAAAGTATTTACAATTATGGCATCTAACCACTTTCTGTGGCATGTCATCTGGGAATAGAATAACGTCATCATTGTTTGGCATAAATATAATTCTCCTTTAATCTGCTGGTGTGTCTGGAATAAGATGTTTTCTCATTTCTTCGTTCCATGAGATTCGGTTCAACATATTAGTCTTCCCGCCTTTGTTTCTATAACCACATTTTTTGCATTCGAAGTACTCCATGTTTTTATTAGCATCATGCCATGTACTTCTACGTGTGCACCCACATATACATGGTATTAATTTTACATATGGCGGTGGAACTACAATATAACAACCTAGTTTTTTAGCTTCTAATCTCAAGCGTTCAATAGCTTGGTATCTTTCATACTCTGCTTGAGTTTGTTCAATTGCTTCATTGGATAATACCATTTTTATTCTCCTTTACTTTCCATTTGTATAGAATCCGTTTTCATTAAAGTGTTTTTTGTTTAATAATGCTCTAGAAATAGCTAAATCGATAGCTGCTCTAGATTTGAGGTGATAATAGTACAAATCATTGAAAGGCGTATTTAGACGATCTATACGGCCGCTGGCTTGAACCATTACCTTATAAGAATAGCTCTGTGAGTAGAATATAATTGTGTCTGTTTCGATACAGTTCCATCCTTCACATCCTGCAGTGTATTGAACTAGGTAAACCCAGCTTTCTGCGTCCTTAGGTATTAGTTCGTGTACATGGCCGTTCCATTCGGCTATTTTAACGTTTGTACCATAGTATAGACTTTTTAGTATCGCTAGCTCATAATCGAAATTATAGAATATAATGACCTTAGGATGGTCTTCGAACAATTCCAATAATGCTAACTGACGAGATTGGTCAGAGTTAACCAATTTTCGGAGTGTGTAACAATACTCACTAGCATTCTCTATAGGCTTGTTCTCGGCATAATTCCAGCGATTACGAGTCGTGTTTTTATACAGATCAATGTCGTACTTAACTATCACATCTTCATGGTGTAGTGTTGTTCGTCTTTCATACTCCATGTCAATAAGTATGCTGTTTCTTAGCTTTAGTAATTTACCTGTATTTACATAGTGATCTATTTGTGGGAAATTGGTGTGGTAACGCCAGACAATGTGCTCGCGAGAGAATTCCGAACGATTGCGATAGAAACCATTCGCAATAAACACCGGAATATAATCGCTCCACGTGTCACCTGGTGTAGCCGACAACAAGATCCATTTGTTTTGGCGGGCTATCTTTAAGAAGGATTTAACCCAAGCCCCTTTACCTACAACTCTCTGTTCGTCAAATATAAAGAATGCGTCTTTAACTGTATCGTACTTAGAGATGTTGTTCCACGAATCTATTACAACTTTGTTTTTGTAATAGTTAAATTCAGGGTTGGGGGAGAGCAGGAAGGTCAATAATTCGCCTTCCCACTCTTTAGTATCCCTCTTTCTGGCTGTGGTGATAATGTACAAATCTAGAGGATTACGCATAGTAATATAATCCTTGGAGTTTATCGTTCCTCCATGCATCTTGTAGTAGTAAGCTAAAGATGTTCTAGATTTACCAGATCCCACTCCTCCGCAGAGGATGCAGCCGTTTTTCATTTTGTTCACAGCGTCTAACTGGTAGTCATATACCTTAACGCCATGAGTGACTTCTTTCATTTAGACACCGTCCTTAGAATATAATTAGAAGACTAGATTAAATACATAACGAGCCAGACCAAAGCAACCAACAACTGCAGCGCTAACAATGGCAAAACAACATATCGCAGCACCAAGAGTAAGTAGAACCACAAGGAATCTAGCAAATATAACAGATAATTCACTAATGAATGTCTTTTCATTGTCTTCCATATTGCTCCCTCCTTAGAATGGGCAATCGTCGCGTGGACCAATTTCCTCGTACTTAGAAGCGAAGGCATCTTCTGCAATTGTCGCATAGAGAGCCTTTACATAACCCTTAACACCATGCTTACCATTTACTTCCCAATCGTATGGGCGGATTACTAAGTCTATATTAGCGAGATCTGCATAGTCAAGAGAACCAACAGAGTCTTCGTCTAAGAGGGTCTTAGCTTTGCTTGTGATGAGGTACATCTTAGGTGGCTTAAAGTTGAATGCTACAGATACTTGCATGTAGTGCTTAGGAGATTCTTCTGGATCACGAGGAGCTAATATCTTTATGTTCCAGCCATCTTCGATAAGCTGCTGAGCCACATTAGGATCATCGATGATTACGCAGAAGTTTCTATTACCTTCACGATTAAACTTTGTTTGAACACCGCTGAAGTTGCGGAATATAATTTGTGCGTTTTCAATGTTGAGTTCTTTACTCATTTTTTATTCTCCTTTTTATTGTACATTAATACCACGTTGTTTTAACTCCTCGTCGGAGAACCATGGAACATCGTCTTCCGCGATGAACCATGAGAAGTCTCCAAACTGAGAAATATCATTTACTGCTGCTGTTACTAGGTCGTCGTAGTAGGTTCTGTCGATGTCCGCTTCCTTATGCATTAAACGAACATTTTCAGATTCTAACCAACGATAACCCTTAGTGCCAACTGCAGCACC